CACTATCTGCTGAGGTAATGCGGCCACATCCTGCAGATTGTTACGGCCATTCTTCCAGTCGGCCATCACGATGCCCGCTGTACCGGAAACGTCTGAGGACTGTGAATAGCTTCCGGGGTTATTGCTGACACTTGATTTGGACTGAAACGACGTCAGGCTCAGCGCACTCTGCAGGTCATTCATGAACGCTTTCGGGTAATTAACAAAATCCGAGGTGGTACTGACAAATCCCGTCAGTTCCCCCTTAAGCACGGTCACCATATTCAGCGTCGTGGTTGCCAGCGATTTCGCTTTTTTCATCCACTTTTTCGCTGTACGCAGAGGCGAGAGAATATTGTCGATGGCTGTCTGGGCTTTCTCCAGAGCGGATTGCGCCTGGTTGAAAATGATATCGGCTTTCGACAGCGGGAAGTCACTGCCAAAGAAAAGCAGATTAAGTCCCCCCTGGATAAAGACCACTTCGACAACGCAGTAATCAACGTTCTCCGCTTCATGCGATGCCTGATACTCAATGCACTGCATGCCCGTCATGGAGCCGAAAACCGGGTGGATTAACTCCGCGCTGCCGCGTGTATCCAGCGCGGCCAGAAACGCCTGCAGCCGCACATCGTAATCATCGCCCCAGAAAAGGACTGTCATCCGCAGGTTACGAGGCTTGCGGCCTAGGTCATCAACGTCACCACCGTCGACATAGGGATACTCATACGTCGCAATGTCGCGGCTGGCGCTGTCACGGGTATTAACCACATCGAAGCGGACGCCCCTGAATGAGGCATCCTGTAATGAATCTTCCCAGCTCACTGTGGACCTCCTGTTGAGCCGCGAACGGATTGATCGCCATTATACTGATTGACGGCCTCGGCAATCTGACGCTCATCGAGCATGACTTTAGTTGTGATGTTTACTGGCTGAGGCTTTTGTTGCTGCTGAGGCAACAGATAAGACGGTACGCCTGTTGTGGCTGGTGTGTTTTGCCCCACTGTGGCCGGAGAACTCCACCATGATTTGATCTCATCCACGGCATCCAGCAATCCTGGGCGGGCTTTAACAGCATCCAACATTCGCTCTGATTGACTTGAATAATTGTCAACCTTAAGGCGCGAACGTGCATCTGAATCACCTCGCTCAACGTGAACGAGTGGGGCATCCTGCATACCCTGATAAAGAGCCAGTGGAGCTAATATCTTGCCAGCTCCGCCACGAATAACGGACCATGCACGCCCCAGAGCAGATCCTCCTGCAGGTGGCACTCCACCTCCAGGAGAGCCTGGCATTTTTATTCCACCGCCCGTCAGAAAGTTGAGTCCGGCAAAAGCTACCGCAGCCGCTGTCATGGCTTTAATGCCAGTAGTGGCACCAGAAATAGCCGTGGTTAGCTCAGGATATTCTTTAGCGTAATCGGTGAGTTTTGACGTCAAATCACCGTATAAATCGGCAACAGGTTTCATTGCGTCCTGTTCAGAAAACATTTTCTCTGACTCAAATTGTTGTGACTTAAAATCATTTGTTGACGACATAACCTCATATGAGGCTGCACCAGCACCGACAGAATCACGTGTTCCTGAAATTTGCTCCTTAATGAAGTCTTTTTTCATTATGCTTGTTTTTAGTGCAGTACTGGCCTGCTGGTCAGCAACTATTTTTGACGTAATGGAGGAAACAATAATATCCAGTGAGGCAAGAATGTCTTTCTCCTTGTCCGTCCCTTTGAATTTGGTAGCCTGAGCCCGTAATTTCTTAACTCGTGGGTCTGCTGAAACAATACCTGATACAGCATTAGTGAATGCATCAGAAGTATTCACTCCTGAAAGTCGCTGGTCAGCCATATAATCAGCATAGGCAAGCATCCTCCCGTCTTTAGTCCTGAATCTTTTATTTTTTAACGCATTCTGAGTGTCAGCACTGGTGTATTTATCAAGCAAGTTATTAACGTTTGTTGATGCAGCGCTATTATCACCTGCTGTTTCAGCGTTAGCCTGTAACATCGCGAGAATGATATCCAAATCTTTTAACCCTGACATACCTACAGAGTTTGCTTTTGTCATGGTTAATGGTAATGAGCCAGCCATATCAGCGAGTTCATATTTACCGTTCTCACCAGACCTGATGGTTTTATCAAATACCGCTGGTAAATCCTCAGCCTTTATATCAAAGTTCTTAATTGCACCAATAGCAATACGCGCAAGGTCATTCGGATTTGCGCCTGAAGCAGTAGCGTAACGAGTAATATCAGGCAATATTTTTAATGCCGTTTTATCATCAAGACCACCTGCGAAAAGTGAATTAATGGTTTCCTGTGCGGCCTCTGGCGTTCCACCGCCATAACGTACAGCCCCACGAATTGCATTATTGATCTCAGGTATTTTCTTAATACGGTCTGGTGCGGAGAGATTGTTATAAGCGGTATTTGCAATCTCAGCATTACGCCGTTCGTAAGCCATCTGACGCTGAACCGGGTCTTTTATAATCATACCCGCAGCAGTTAACCCACCGGCTACTGCTGCCACGGTTGAACCTGCAGCACGGAATCGCTGCATGCGCGTCATTGAGTCATTGACGCCGCCAAGCTCAGTTCGCAGCGCTTTGACCCTGTCAGTCATGGCCCTGAAAGCCCGGTTCTGCTCATTTGCGGACAGCATACCTGTGCGGGTAAGGCGATTATAGGCCGCCATGGTCTGCTGTATTTCGCGCTGTATTTCGCGCTCTGAGCGAATGCCAAGAGTTGCTCGCGCCGAACTGGCGCGACGGTATTCGTCCTGGAGAGAACGGGAGGCACGAATCGCTGTGGTTGAGTTCTGCTGACGGGATTTCGCCAGCTCATCATCGGTTTTTTGCGCCGCTTTGGTATCCCGGCTGATGCCCTGGAGTGCCTGTTTAAGCACTTTGGAGCCGGTATCACGGGCAAGCAGCTGCAGCGCCAGTTGTAAGTTACGCGCCATGGATTATCTCCGTTTGCCGACTTTCTTCCGGCGTTGCGATTTGACAGTGCGGGTTGTGCGGGTGGTAGTTTGCCCGGTTTTCTTTCCATGTAACCGGGCAAGTGCTTCGGTGTAGCCGTCGAGTTCCGTTCGGGTCATGCTTCCGATTTGTTGTTCACTGATACCGTATCGCCCGAGGGCGAGGACGAGGGTTCGGTACCCGGTGAGCTTTTGTTCAAATCCATCCGCTTTTTTTTTAATGGCTTCAATCTGAGCATCGATGAGATCGAAATCATCATCATTCAGCTCGTTAAGGAGCAGCTCCGCCGTAATTTCTTCCTTTGGCACATCTCCGAGGGCAGTAATCGCACACGCCATTACCGCAACACGGTAATACATGTTTGCGGCTGCGCCTTCGGTAGTGCCGCAGGCTTCATCGGTTGCCCGCAGCGCTTCAATGGTATCGCTCACCACAGGCAGCCTGACGGCAAAGTCAAAATGGACTTTATCACCGTATTTAACGCCATATAAAAGCTGCTGCTTTTCCATTTATTCCTCCACCCGACGAAGTGCATTCATGGTGATATCGCGCTTCGCTTCGTTATCGACGGTATACTGAGCCCCGGCCTGAGTGCTGAAGCAGTCCAGGTAAGAAACACGTTTACCGCTGCTGTTAAGTGGATACTGGGTGATTTTCGCACCTTCAATACCGCCCCAGTTCAGGTCGCCGGATTCCGGGATGACCACCGTAACGGTCAGCTGGATCTCTTCGATGCCACGGGAGAAACCTTTGGCCCGGCCCGTTTTGTTCATCGTCTTAACAAGCTTTCGCCCGGTGGTCACATCTTCCTTGAGGTCGGTAACTTCAATTTCCTGGCCGTCGACTTCCATGACGATCGCGCCAACATATTCTTCAAGAGGCATTCTGGTTTACTCCTCAGAGCAGCAAATCAATTCGACCGGCAAAGACGTGCAGGCCATTCACAACATCCGCAGGAATGCGACCGTTCAGCTGGTTAACATCCTGCAGATCGCGCTCAACAATAAGACCGTCTTTGTTGGCATCCACCTCCTCGACAATCTCCAGCTCCTCCAGCTTGTAAAGCACATCAAGCAGTTCGCTGCGCACCTTCGGCGGCGTCCTTGAGCTGAGCTTATCGCGCGGGAATCGCAGAGCGATGCGTTCACGGCAGGCCTTGCGCACGTAGTCCAGCGTTCGGATGGTGGTGATATCCAGCAGCGCCACATCATCCACGCCCTGGGCGTTTTTGGTGTAGGTGCTGATAGCGCGAACGATCTGCACTTTGTCACCGGGGCCAATCTCAAACGGCGTAAGACCATTACGCAGGGCGTTCTCCTGCTCGGTTCGCCCTGGCTGACTCTCTACTGCAGTCACGTCCAGCGTGCTCATCGCAAGGGTGTTCAGCGGGCGGGCCGGGTCCTCTTCACTGGCGATAACAGCAGCATAGGCAGCGGCAATCTGCGCCGGGGTTTTTACCGAGCCACTATGCCAGCCCAGCGTGATACGCCCGTCATTCAGTGAGGCTGCCAGTGCAATGCCGGTGGAAAGCGACTTGCGCCAGCCACCCACGCCGATGGCACCGCGCTGCTCCATCGCATTGCTGACGTTTGTCAGATGGTTACGCAGTGCCGTCATCGCCTCCTGGGTGGAGAACGGGCAAACAACAATGTTATGACCTGCTGAGAACGCCGCTGCCAGCGCTGGCGTAATATCCGGATCAACATTACCGCCTGTAAGAGTGGTAGCCGCTGCTGTGATACCCGCTGCCGTCACGGCGGAAGAGACAATAATGTCGTTACCAACCGCCCCTTTATGGCGGCAGGTCAGGGTCACTTCCCCCGCGTTTGCCGTCGCTGTCACTGGCAACCCGTCTTTCTGGGTAATCAGTTCCGTCAACGCTGCCGCAATGGTCTCTGCCGTATCTGCTGCCGAAATACCGACATCAATACGGGTGCCATTAATGGTCACGCTCAGCTTCCCGCTGGAAGATGCTGTGCCGGTCAGGGTGACTTTGCCCGTCGCGGCTGTTGCAGTGGCCGCATCGCTGACCCCGACGATCTGCAGTTGCAGATAGGGGTAGGCACCGATGGCCGCCGTGGCCATCAGATGCGCCAGTGAGCCACGGCCAAAGTACGTCGCAGCCTCTTCATCAGAGAAAACAGACTGAATGACAAGCGGTGCAGACGAACCGGAGGCCAGCATTGGTGCAATCATCAGCACCTTCTGGGTGTTACCCGGCAGGGTACGAACGGCCAGGCGGGTGTTGAACTCAATATACTGACCTGGCTTGCGGTTCGTACCGATAGTGTCAAAACTGATATTAGGACTGCTCACCGTTCACCTCCGTGCTGACTGCGTTATTTTTGTTTTTGGTGTTCTTGTCACTGTCCGTGACAATAATCAGATCACCGGCCATTACCTGACGCTGGTAATAAGCGGTGTTCTCCACCTCAAGGGGTTCCGCATCGGTGATGTAGCGGCGCGCATTATCCTCGCGCGGCACGCTCAACCCACTGGCGGCTTTTACTTTAATTTTGCTCATGACTGATAATGTCCTCTGCTGCATTGTCTTTATCAGGCTGCTTAAGATCGTAACTGAGTCGGGTTTTCAGCCATGCCGGGTCATCGTCGGTGGTGGCACCGCCATAAATCTGGAACATATGATCAACATGGCCTTCCGGCGCATCCGTAAGCGGGTAACGCCCGTTCTCCAGCGCTGACTCAATCCATTTCGTGTCGAACTCGCAGGCAAAAACGGAAAATGCCTGAGTCTCTATCTGGGTGTTGAAGAGCGTGCGCACGCGACCGGGGCTGAGCGGGTCAATTTTAATACCCGTATCCGCCATATCCTGACCGGACAGCAGACGACGAACGGCAGCAACAAGAATGTACGTACCGACCTCCTGTACGTGCGGCCCACCCATACGGGCCGCTTCTTCACTGCGCAGGCTGCGCTCGCCTACCACCACGACAAAGCGACCGTGCGTGACAAACCGTTGCCGTGCTGTGCTGTATGGCTCGGTTTTTTGGACCCCGCCAAACGTCACCCAGACGGCAGGCAGCTGGCGCAGTACCTCCGCAGGCTCGCCGTCCAGCTCGCCGCCGTAGGAGCGCACGTTCTTAGCCATACGGCCCATACCTTTGCGAAGCCGCTCCACGATGGCTTTTTCAATATCCGTAATCACCATCAGAAACTTCCTCCGCCAGTCTGGTCACGCCCGAAGACGCGACCACCTGACACCATCCGCGCACCGGTTCCGCTTTTCACCACTTCACCCGTCGTCGTGCGGCCCAGATTGATTCGCCCGGATGCAACTTTTTCCAGGTAGCGAACGGTGTCTTCATACCGCTCGCGGATTTCTGCTGTCATCTGGGTCTCAGAGCCGCACAGAAGATAGCGGGCGATGTTGCAGCAGCGACC